CTGACCGGGACGGAACCGTGAGTGATGCCATACCGTAATATTCGATGTCTATATTTAAAACTGTCGTATATTGTTGAACGACTTTAAGTATTCTGTTAAATTTTAACCGGAATTGAATTGCTATCCTCGCATGAGAATACCACATGAACAAAAAATGTTTGAACTATTCGCAATTTCCGATAAGTTCACTCATTCCCCGTCCAGCACAATGGCAACAACGGGCTTCCCGATACTGGTCTTTGGTAGATAGATGCCGCCTGCCGTCCCCTGTCTGCTTCCGGTCTTGTCATCACAGACCTGGAATGAGTCTGCCTGGAACGTTTTGGTATATCTGTTGCCATTACTGGATTCAACTGTTATTGTTATCATTTATTCCTCTCCATCATATTTCCTATGTTTATTCAGTTTGCCACCCACGGTGAACGAACGACTACAAGCCCTACATCTGAACCTGGGTTTTATCCGGTCCTTGGTCTCTAACCATTCGTTGAAATACGTGTCATCACTCCCACATCTCGGACATGGTTCTTTATCCAGCGGGTTAAACCGCCGGTCATCGGGTCTATACGTGAATGCTGGACCGTCTACATACTGGCGTCCACAGGCATGACAGATGAATGTCTGCCGGAAGAACCCACCGGTATATTTCTGTAATGACCCGAAAACAGTTGGTTCTCCGCAAAATATACACGGGGTTCCGACATGGGATTTTCTTGGGACCATTATTCAAACCGTTTATCAATTTCTCCAATTAACCGGAGGATTTTGTTTTCGTCAAATCTGTTTAATCCCGGTACATCGTCTCTGATGGATTCTCGGACTCTGTTTTGAACATCTCAACCACCTGAAAAATTATTTCCGGGTAAGTTCCCGGTATTCTCCCATCTCACCTGATCGGCTGACTCCATCCCACTCGAATTCAAAGATATCTTCTGCTTCGGTTTCCCATGACAGGTACTGAGTCCAGTCCTCATCGTTCCCCCATGCCCGGACTGCTTCAATGAGTGACCGAAGTATCTCCTGTGACTCATCATCCTGATACCACCAGTTCCCCTGTGCTGCACCAGGGTCACTCTTCCCTGTGTATCCGGTGTTCCGGTCAAAGAAGTTCACTACAGGTTCTCTGATAGGGTTCCATGTGACTTTGCATTTAATCTCCTCGTTTTCGTATCTGAAAACAACGGTTTGTGAAGAGGTCATCTCCTCTTCTGACCTGTATATCCCCTCATCGTTGATGATGGCTATATCGCCACCCTGTTCGATGACTGCATCTCTCAATGCTCTGGATATGGTGATGAGTTTCATATCTCCGTGAACATTTTTCTGACCTGCTTCAATCTGTTTTTTCAGTTCATCCGGGTCATCCACCCATTCCATTGCATCTGCAATGGCTTCTTCATCTGTTTTTCCGGTTCCAAAAATTGCATACCCGTTCTGGTATACTGCCTTGTATGTTTCTTCCATTCTTCTTTCCTCTCCTTTGTAGGTGTTACATACTATAGTTATACTTATAAGTATATAATACTTATTATCTGTATGTCAAATGTATAAAATAAGTAGTTTGAAAGTATCAGAACCCGGCCGGGCCCGGGCGTCTGCTACGGCTTGACCTGATACCACCTGAAAAATTAGAGAATATCCTTTTTCACTACCTTGTAGAAGGGAACTGATTCAAGGTATCCATCCGGTTTGATAATGGTGATTGACTCTTCATTTACTGCAACATCAACGATTTCATCTTCATCGCTGTTGTATTTGAGGTGTTCAATCAGGCTATCAATCTCCCAGTTTTCTGCACCGTCTGAAATTAACACTTCACCAGGATTATTCAGGAGGTCTTTCAGGGTTTCAACCGCTTCTTGCCACGTCATTTCTACCATTTTTCTTTCCTCTCCTTTGTAGGTGTTACATACTATAGTTATACTTATAAGTATATAATACTTATTATCTGTATGTCGAATGTATAAAATAAGTAGTTTGAAAGTATCAGAACCCGGCCGGGCCCGGGCGTCTGCTACGGCTTGACCTGATACCACGGGGAACATGAGCCATACCTGGTGACGGCCTGGATATCTCTGACCGGTTCAATTGAGCAAATTCCTGGCACATATAGCGAAGGGTGTCCGAACAATGGTCATTGACCTTTTTCGGCTTATCCTCTCCCCGTTTCTGTGCGTTCTCATCCCATACATACGCCCCGAATTCTCGGATGGTGTTTGTACATGACGGGTCAATGAACAGGGTTTCTGATGATAACAGTTTTGACACCTGTTGAATGCCCGGTATCACATCGTTTACAGCTTCCCTGACTGAATATCCTCTGCTGCGTAATTCCGCGATAAACGAGGTTGCTGACGGGTCTACAGTGATGTATCTGACTCGCTTGTCCACGAACCCGGTCATCAGGTCTCCGAGTTGTCTATCTGTTAATTGCCCGGACTGTGAGGAATCATGATATAATTCCTTTATGACGTGCACATTTCCGGTTGGTTTGTGGATTCCCCCCATGAGAAATACTGACGGGTTTGTGACACCATAATCCACAGATACGATAATGTTCTCCAGGTCTCCCGGTGGAGCAGGTCTGACGTGTTTTGCCTCATCCCACATAGGATATACCACACCCTCAGCCAATACCCATAACCCTTCAATATACCGCTGATACCATAACCCGGCGAACTCCCGTTTCAATGCCTCGACATATTCCGGGTCCAGGTATGGGTTATCATCCAGGGTGAAGTGCCAGACGTTTGCTTTAATCAAATCCGCTGCATCTATCAGTTCCTGCTTCATCCAGTGATATGGGCTGTCTGGGTTGGTGGTGATGTATAATTGCGCTCCTGGTTCTGATAAACGGGTTTGAAGCATTTTCATAAATGATTCTGGAATAATGGTTCCTTCATCTACGTACGAAAATTGTAAGGAGACGCCTCTGATTTTACTTTCGCTGCGTTCGTCATTTGCACCCACCAGATAAACCCGTTTGCCGTATAAAATTAGTTCGCCCTTCCCTGCATTCAGACTGATGACAGATGGCGGGAGCATTTCGAGCATCGGGTTAATGATGTTTCTGATTAGGGTTCGTTCGGTCTTTCCCACCATCAGGCATTCTGCCGTTGCCTGGTTTTTTATCAGGTGAATCCACTTAATTATCGAACTGATGGTTTTTCCAGACCGGACAGACCCGTGGAGGATATTTATCCGGGCTGGTTGTGCAAGGATGAACTTCGCTCCCTTACCTTGCGGTTTCTGTAGTTTCAGACTCATTTTTTAATATTTCAACTAGTTCGTCAATTGCTCCAAACTCCTCTATATTGTCGGTAGATGTGAACTCTTTTATTTTTTCCATGCACGTTGCCCATTTTACCATCGAATCAAGCAGGGAGTTTGTGGAACCGGCAGGGGGTTTTATTTTGGATTCCCCTTTCTCATCCATATCCCGCCAGTATGCCTTCCATTGCTGGTGCTTGTATTTGAGATCAGACATGAGCACATACCCGACTGCGTTCACCGCTTTGGACAACCCGGATACCATATCGGTTGCCATCGCCTCTGCCTTTTCTTTCACCTGGTCGTTGGTGGACCATTCCTCATATGATTTGATTCGTTCTAACCAGTTGAACTTGTTTGACCAGAGGTACATTGTCCGGACAGGTCGTTTCATAATTCGTGCAAGTTCTTGCATCGAACGTGTAGAACCCATGTCGCGGTATATTTTGAACGCCTGCCATTGCTCGGCCTTTTCACCTTTTAGTCGTTCAAATTGTGGCGGTGTCATTGTGCAACTTTATGTATATTGTGTGCAACTTTTACCCGGATATTATTATTTTTCTCGTCTACCAGAATCGGTTTTTTGAACCCGTATTCCTTAATTAAATTTGCAATCCGCTCAACCGCAGCATCATTTTTCCGTGGGTTTTTCGTATATGGGATTAATTCTGATACCGGTAAATATTCAAGTCGCAATTCTGACATAAGACTGAAAGACAGTTATGCTTTACAAAATATTTAAAGATATTTAACAAAAATGTAAAAAATTAGTATGGACAGAACGTATGACAGCATTCTGAACAATCCCTTACATGGGTGCAAGGGTCCTGTATTTCCCCATCTCCGAATAACATTCGGCTATACTGTTCTTCCGTGACTTCTCCGGTTGCATTGCAGTAAAAACAAGGGATACCAGATTGCATTATCCCTTCATCACATGCTGGACACGATTTCATATTGTATTCCTCCTTTCCCATCTCTCGGATAATTCCGTTTTGCATTCTTCAAGCTTCAATTCCGTAAATATCATATTCACCGATGGTATCAACCAGTTTATAGCCGCCTTTTATAAGTTGTTCTTTTGTCATTGTTTTCACCTTGAAAAGTTAATTGGTAAGTTCTCCGTG